CGCCCAGCCGCCGTTTTGATCGGTGCAGTTGTTCACGAAGCCTTTTTTGCAGAAAAAGCACTCTCCGCAGAAGGTTTCCACGTTCACCGTCACCCGGTCGCCGGGTTTCACATTGGTCACCGCACTGCCCACTTCTTCTACGATGCCCACCATCTCATGCCCTACCGTGATGCCGGGCACCGCCCGGGGCACGCTGCCGTGCTTGATGTGCAGGTCGCTGGAGCAGATGCTGGCAAGGGTCACCTTTACAATGGCGTCCCGCTCGTGCTGCAGCACCGGCTTTGGTTTTTCCATCAGGGCAAACGTTCCCTCTGAAACATAGGTATAGGTCAGCATGCTTTTTTCCTCCATGCGCTTTGATCTTTCCGGACTTGAGTATACCACGCAGCTATGGCAAAGAGCAAGCCGCAAAAGGCCCGCCCTTTGCGGCAGCTCTCCGCCGATCAGATCTTGGGCTGATACTGCATGCTGGATACATTGTAAATGGTAACAAAAGCCTTGGGGTCTTCCCGGTTGATAAAGTTCATCAGCTTCTGATATTCGCTCTTGTCCACGATGGTAATGATCTCGTTGTGTTTTTCCAGATTGTATGCACCGATGGCCTCGTACATGGTCGCACCGCTGTGCAGGTCATGGAGGATGAACTGACGCAGCGCCTCCTCTTTTTCGGTGATGATGCAGACGCGGCGTTTGATGCTGTTATCAAAGATGAAATGGTCCAGCACGATGCCGTTGAAGTAAGTACCGAGGATACTCAGCACCACGGTCTTTTTATCGTAGACCAGGGCCGCGGAAAGCGCCACACACATTCCCGACAGAGACATGGCTTTTCCCAATTCCATGTGCAGGTACTTGTTCATGATCTTTGCCACGATATCCAGCCCGCCGGAGGATGCATTGCGGTTGAACAAAATACTCAGCCCGATGCTGACCACCAGAATATAGCACAGCACGTCCAGCTCCTGACTGCCGGTCATCGAGCTGAACTCCGGGAACAGCTTTTCAAACAGCCCCAGAAACACCGGCAGCAGCACACTGGTGTATACGGTCTTTGCGCCAAATTCTCTGCCGCAGGTAAAGAACCCGATGATGAGAAGCACGACGTTCAGGATCATCGTAATGACCGACAAGGGCAGCGGCACAAAATTGGACAGCACGATGCCAAGGCCGGAAATGCTGCTGACAGATGTATGGCTCGGCACCAGAAAAAAGAAAACGCCCGCCGCAATGATCGCCACCGCCCCGGTCAGGACTGCCGTCTCCCTCAAGACTGCGCCGGTCTTTCCTTTTACATCACTCATCTTTGTCCCCCTAAAATCAAATTTGTTTCACCGATCTCCTCATCTTTGTCGATGCGGACAAGGAGCTTACCGCCAAAGCGTTTGTATTCCATAGTGAGGTACCTCCATAAATTCTGAGTTGCTGTTCTCAGTATACCATGTTTTTCCCTTGCGGAAAAGATAGCGAAACAAAAATGCCCCCGGAGGGCTTGTTGCGGCTCTCCGGGGGCATCTTATGTGCGTTGTGCTTTGGCGCACACGACCGGCGTTTTACTCGATTGCAATCAGATTCGGGTTCTCAGGCAAAGCCTTCGTCTGCTGAGGAGCAGGCAGCTCGACGTGCAGGACGCCGTCCTCGAACTTTGCGTGGATGTCTTCCTTCTTCACATCGCCCACGTAGAAACTGCGCGCGCAGGTGCCGGAGAAGGATTCGCGCCGCAGATAGCGGCCCTTCTTATCCTTTTCATCGTTGCTGTGGCTGCGCACTGCCTGAATGGTCAGGTAGCCGTCGTCCAGTTCCATCTGGACGTCTTCCTTCTTGCAGCCCGGCAGGTCAACCGCTACTTCGTAGCCGTTGTCCGTCTGTTTGACATCGGTCTTCATCATGTTTGCACCACGCTTACCAAAGGCGCCACGAGCCTCACGGTTCATAGCACGTTCCAGTGCAGCGTCATTCCAGAACGGATCGAAGAAATCATCGAACAGGTTTTCATGGAAAACAGTCGGCATAAGCATAAATCATTCCTCCAATCCCGGCGTTCGGGTCGGGGCAAAAAATCTGAAGCGTCCATTCAGAAGGGCTTTCCGGGGAGCCTAGCGGCTCTCCTTTTGCCCTTCCTCCTGAGCACGCCACTGTTATAGCACCGTTCATTAGCAGTGTCAATAGAAGAGTGCTAAAATTCATAAAAGAATAATACTTTTATAAAATCCTATGCAATCTTTTCGAAATTCAGTCGCATCATCGCATTTTATATCATCTTGGCAATCATGAAGCACAACAGTTCATATGCTTCCCGGATATCCTCCGGCAGACGTTTCAAAGTCTCGTCCCGCAGTTCCTGCGGCATCCCGTAAAAAGCTTCGGCAATGCCGCCGGTGATGCAGGCAAGGGTGTCGCTGTCGCCGCCCAGAGAGACCGCATTGCGAAGTGCATCCTCAAAACTGACGCTTTCCAGAAAAGCAATGATGGCTTCCGGCACAGTTTCCTGACAGGTCTCCACATGATGATAGGTCGGCCGAATTTCATCGCAGGTACGGTTCAGGTCATAACCGAAGGTCTGCTCCACATATTGTTTGATTTCCGGCTTGCTGTGGCCGGTACGGGCCAGAAAAATTGCTGCCGCCGTGGCCTGTGCGCCCTTGATGCCCTCCGGGTGGTTGTGGGTGACTTCAGCGGTCACTTTTGCCATTTCCAATGTTTTGTCCAGCGTATCGAACAGCCAGCCCGCTGCTGACACCCGCATAGCCGAGCCGTTGCCGAAACTGCCATAGGGCTTCGGATTTTCTGCGTGCAGCCACCGGCGGAACATCCCGCCGTAACCGGCATGAGGGTATGTTTCTCCCCAAATGCGCATCTCGCTCTTTGCTTCTTCAAATGTTCTCTCCGGGATGCCTTTACCCACAATCAATCCCCGTGCCACCGCAGCGGTCATGACCGTATCATCGGTGAAGTGCGATTTCTCGCTCAGCAGCGGAAAATCCTTGTGCTTGTAATTGTTGTGGTCAAATTCATTAGGACAAACAGGATAACTATATCAGCAGGGGCCTCCGGGCTCCTGCTTTCTTTCTGCTCTGCTGCGGTTTCGGGCATAATGTCGCAAAAAGCGTCATTTATCAAAACTTTTTGCCACAAATTGCCAGATTTTACTTGACATTGCCCCTTTTAGGGTCTATAATAAGGGTACAAGAAAGCCAATGACCCAAAATGAAGCAGTCGAGGATAAAACAGAACGCGGAAAGCTCCACTCGCCGATAAAGGTTCCAAAGTGGTATCGCTCGCTGGGAAACGAAACCTCTCCTGCTCCGGGTGGCAAGGACAAAACAGAACGTGGAAAGCTCTACTCGCCCACAGCGGTTTCAAAGTAGCATCGCTCACTGAGAAATGCAACCTTGCCGGATTTCTTGCTTTTTGATGAAACGCCTGTTTGGAGGATAAAAAGATGTTCAAGAAAATCGTGAAAGCCATCGCCGCCATCAAGACCGAGAACGACCGCGACGAGTGCTACTGGCAGATTGACCGCGCGTTCGAGGAAGAGCGCATCTCCTTTGAGGACCACGAGCTCCTCTACGGTCTGGCTGGTATGGTTGAGGTCGCTTAATTTTTTTGCTTTCGTGTGTCCCTTTTAGGGACGTTAAGCAAGCAGTAAGACCCATTTCGGGTAGGAGGTTTTTATGGAGCTCTACAAGTACACCGGCAGTGTTGCCGTCCTGACCGTTCGTTTCGGCAAGGCCGAGACCGTCACCCTCTACGACAGCTACGACGACAGCGTCGCTCCGGTTCGTCTTGATGTACGCGGTGCTCTGGCAGAGTACATCAAGAAAATCGAGGGTACTGACAGCGAGGAGCGATACATGAATCTCGACTGGTACTACGACTTCAATATGCTGCTCCGGCGCATTGAGGTTCCGGGCGTCCCGTCCGAAAAGTTCAAGATGACCGGCGTCCCTGCCAAAGTTCTGACGCAGACCCGCAGCAGCCCAGACGAGCTCGTCTGCTTCGGTTGCCCCGATTTCATCAACACAACCAAGCCGGTCTCGATGGGGCCAGATGATTACCAGAACTTCCTCATGTGGAAGCGTGAGAACAGAGACTAAGGAGGTGCAGACGATGAAGCGTTACCAGATTTTGTACAACAAGGCCGGTTTCCCGCTCTGCGTTTGGAAGTCGTCCGAGGCGGAGGCCCGCAGCTTTGCAAATAGGTTTCGGGCTGCTGGATACTCCGTCGATGTGTGGGAGCACACCGAGACCGGCGCACGTAAAACCAGCATCTAATCCCGCATGACAATGACTGTGACTACCAAAGGAGTGTTCCGTATGAAGTTTATCCACATTCGCAACCGTGCGTATGACCGCTATGTGCGGGAGGACAACGAGGTCTGTCTCGAGCAGCGCATGGTTCGCATCAATGGCCGCTTCTGCTGGCGGTGGTGTGTGTACGCCGACTGCGGTGGGAACGTCGTCGAGATGTTCAAAACCCTCAAGGCTGCAAAGGCCGCCTACTCCGATGTGCTCGCCTGACGATGACCCCGTGGCAGGGGTCGAAACCATTTTGCCGTCCTTGGCAAGATGGTCGCGGGAGCCAAACCGCAAAGGAGTGTCAACTATGAAAATGAAGTCTTACAAGGCAACTTTCTTCCGCCACAATCCCCAGTTCAAGAATGGCGGTTACGTCACAGAGCGTAAGATTGAGGCTGTCTCGCTGCCCTCTGCTCGCAAAAGAGCCCGCGAGATTTCCGAGCACTGTGTATACGGCAGCATGGAGCTGCTCGACATCGAAATGGAGGCATAAGAGGTATGACCGTTCTTGAGCGTTTGAAAGCTGCCGGGTACGACCCGGCCGTGTCCCTGTTCCCTGACAGTATCGGGAACGCCGGTTCCATGGAGTGCGAGCGCATCCAGATTCGCACGTTCTTCTGCCGCCCCCGCGAGAACGAGGCCGCCATCGGGGTGACCGCAACAGCGATGACCCACTTCTCTGACGGCTCGACCCGTCCGTACCCAGACGGCTGGCCGCGCAGCCTCGAGGCCAGCGTCACGCTCTACTTCGCTGGCGACGCGGACTTTCATTATTTCGGCAACGTCGCCACCGACCTTGTCGGCTCCGATGCCGAGTTCCGTTACAGGCTCTTGAGCCGTTGTATTCAGGACTGCAAGTATTTTCTCGGCTGCGGCTCGCGTTTCAGCAAGTACCTCTGGGGCTGTTGCGTTGAGAATCATATTCAGGCCATGCGCATCCTGTGGGACAGCTTTTCCGACGACGAGAAGCCCGAGTGGACTTCTCTCGAGGAGATTGAGACGTTCAGCAAGAAGATGCTCGAGGAGGAGATTTACTGATGGCTGCCAAAAATTTCGAGCTGTTCCTTGGGTGTCTTGGCAACGGCGTCACGGTCTGTAACTCCGCCGTGATAGAGAACGGCGATTTTAAGATGGTCGCCCACATCTCCGTCGAGGGCAAAATCACATGGTACGTCAGCGAGGACTATCCGCCTGCAGATGCTCTCACAAGCATCCGGGCCTGCGCAGAGCAGGAGCGGGTAAAGTACGAGACATGGCTCAACGGCCTGTCTCCGGCCGCGCGCCGGGAGTACGAGCTTGAGCACCTGCCGCTCCCCGAGTTTCTCGAGGAGCTCCGCAAGGCAAGAGAAGCAAAGGAGGAAGCCTAATGGCCCGCGATATTCACGATTACGACAGCCTCAAGGAGGCATACGATGACCTACTCATGTTCGAGCGGTTTCCCGGTCCGGTGCATAGTGAGCGCGTCGAGGAGTTCGTCATTCAGCTCAAGCGCGACATCCGGGAGTACGTCCATCGGGATTCCGATTACCGCATCGTCCGCGACGGGCTCGATTCTTTCGTTGAGCTTGTTGAGCTGCCCGACTACACCGCCGACTATTCCGAGGAGCGGGCTCTCTTGTGGTTCAAGATGTACCGGTCCTACCGCCTTTTCGACGAGCTGGGCTGCGGCGGGCAGTTCTTCACCACCGGCGTCAAGCTCTTCCGCCGTCGTGGCCGCTGGTACGCCTATCATTTTGTTTCGGTCGATATGTAAGGAGGTTCGCATGGAAATAAATATCACATACAAAAGCCCGGAGCACGAGGCCGCGTTCCTGTCTGAGCTTCAGCGGATTCCTCACATCGTAAATCCCGAATCCGGGCGCATCAATCCGTATTGGGGTGCGTCCCTGTATCTGCTCTCCGCGCTCACGCGCTGGCCGGAGCTCCGCATTGCCGTCATTGGTGAGGACTATATGATGTTTACGGCTGCAGAAGAGGCGTTCAATTTGAGCCAGAATGAGCGCATCGTCGTCGAGCTGGCTGCCAATTTCTATAATGCCGGTCTATGGGAGATGCCCGGTTTCGAGATGGTCTACGCCACCTGCGACACTGCTTTCACGCTCATTCTTGAGGCGTTCCGCCTGCGTCGTGCAAATCTCTTTTACAAAGACGGGGAGGTGTCCGCAGAATGGGAAGAAAGAAAATGAGCCTCCGGCGCGCCGTCGCCATCCTGCGCCTTGTCGCTGCGGATGACCTGTCCTCCGGGCGGGCAATCGACGGGCAGAATGAGGCTGCCGCCGTCGTGCTGGAAGATTACGAGGAGACAAAGAAAGAGCTCGCAGATTGGGTGAATGCTTCTCCCGAGGAGCTCGCCGATGTTATAGCCGGGATGTAAGGAGGCCTGTACCGTGGCTGCTGTCTATCGGACGTTGTATGAGAAGTATGAGCAAAACGACGTTTTGCACGTCGGGATTCAGGAGGTCGTCGAGGCCGAAAAGGAGATTGACACGTTCCTCAAGTCTCTCGACCGGAACCAGCGTGACCAGCTCGACACGCTGCTGGGGCGTCTGTCCCGCGCCTACGAGATGCAGGGCTTTCTTTTCGGTGGTCTTGCATCCGGCGCGAAGTGGAACAGCAAGACGGCTCCCGAACCGGGCGACGGCTACGGCCGGAGCGTCCGGGCCTATCACGGCTCAACGCTCGCTCCGGTCTGCCAGATTGACCGCAAGACAAATCAGGTCATACATGAGTATCCGAGTATCGCTGCTGCCTCCCGTGCTACCGGTCTGGATGACAGCGCAATCGGAAAGGTATGCAAGGGAAAGTTACCCCATGCGGGCGGTTTCCTCTTTCGGTACATCGAGCAGTAAATCTTTCACAGGTACGCAAAAATATTTCAAGAAATTGCCATTTTGCTCTTGCTTTCCACGCGCTTGTGTGGTATAATATAGTCAGTTGAGGGGGCTGTTCCTCAATGAGTAAGGTGGCAAGGCCAGAAAGGAAAGAACATGGACGACGAAATGAATACCGCCGAGCTGCTTCGTGATGAAGCAAAGGAGTGCCGGACCCGTGAAATTCTCGAGATTCTGCGTGACAGCAAAACCCTCGAGGAGGCCACGGAAAAAGTAAAAGCCCTGCTTAATCATTAAGCAGGGCCTCCGATGAAGAACAAAGGCCGGTGACGGCGGCCAAAGTTCTGAAACGCCGGGGAAGTGAGAAACAGCTTGCAGATGCCTCGCTCCTCCGGCATTTCTATTATACCAAATTCAAGGGGGATTTCAAGATGGCAGCTTTAACGCCTATTGCTGCTCGCATCACCGGGCTGCGCGAGGCTCGCGGGTTGTCCCGCACCCGGCTGTCGCAGCTCTCCGGTGTCCCGCTGCGGACGCTCGAGGAATGGGAGGCCGGCCGCCGGGTCCCACGCGATGTTTACCAGATTCACGCCGTCGCTGCTGCGCTCGGCCTTTCGATTGAAGAATATCTAGGACTTTCGGAGGATAAATAGCATGGATGCTCAAGAATATGATGCTCTCGTCGCTCTCAAGGCTCGTATCGAGGCTCTGGCGGACGAAGCCCGCGCGCTTCAAAAAGAGGTTTCGCCCGTGTTCAAATTGGTCGAGAGGCGGTACAGTAGGATGGCTGACGACAAGCCGAAGAAGTATACCGAAAGCCTCCGGCTCATGTCAATCGGTTTCATCAACGATAACCTCGATGGCGTAATCGAATATGCCGACGCGGCCGTTGATGCTCTGGAAAACGCGACGGCCGATGCAAACGAGGTAAAGGATATTTCCTACAACAACTAAGCTGAAATAATCAGGAGGCCCGGTACAGTACCGGGCCTCCCTTTTTGTTATTCGGGCATAAAGCCGTAACCGGCCTCAAATGCCGCTGCTTCTCGGAGGTAGGCAACGCGGCCTGCTGCGCGGTCAATGGCGTCGCGCAGCTCGCGGTCATCGACCAGCTTCAGCAGCTCGGTGAGGGCGTCCTCTGCCTGCATGATTTCGCGGGTGTCCTGCGGGTTGACCTGCTCCATGTAGAGCTCGTAAATAGACTGTTCCATGCTTGCCTCCTATATGCCCGCCAGAGGTTGAGCTGCCGCTGCACATACATGATTTGCGCCGCGCGGTTCTTCCCACTGCGGGTATTTTGGAGCAGCCAGTGTGACGGGAGGGCTGTTCGTGGTCCCCGTATAGCCCTCTCCATCACCTCCCTGTGGGCCGTCTCCCGCAGGCTGATTTTAACTTGCTGGCAATTTTCTGGAATGTTTTCGGGGTGCTTTCTCCTGCGTTGAGCCGTAGAACGCCACGAGCACGGCTGCGGAGCCTCGATTTCGGGCTTTTGTGGTCCGGCCGTAAAGTTTGCCGCCCGGCCATTGCGACGCTTTGTGGGTCTCCGCAGGAGGCTTTCGTCACTTGTCGGGTCATTTTATGCGTTCAGCTCTTTCTCAAGCTGCTTGATGCGTTTCTTCACGGACAATCCGGGGTTAAGACGCAGGCCCTCCCGGTATGCGTCGAGGGCTTTCTGCTTGAGGTCGTTTTGGTCGTATATCCGGCCGAGCTCCTTGTAGGCATTGGAAAGCTGGTATGTGGACATCTTTGGATTCAGGGCCGACAGGCTCAAATAGTCTACCGCTTTCTGTTCCGCCCGCTCCGTGTAGGCCTCTTTCAGCTCACCAATGCAGCCCTGCGCCTTTTCGAGCAGCTCGTAGGGCGAAAAGTCTGTTTTTTCTTCATACCGTTTCAGCCTCTCGGCGTTCCGTTCCAGCGTCTCGGCATCCGGGCCATCAATCCCGGCTTTCGCCCTGTTCTTCGCGTCGAGTTCTTTTTCCCAACCGTCGTCGCCATCAACTTCGTCCACTGCCTTTTTCCGAGCGGCCGCAAGCTCCTCATACGGGATTTCCATGAGTTCTGCGGTTCTCATGCCGCCGTAGTCTGGAACCTTCTGCGGCTTGTCTGCCGGGGCTGTCGGCTCGAGGTCGAATGTAAAACCGAGTTTCTCGCTCCAATCTGTCTCCCGCTTCTTCGCGGTGAACAGGGTGAATTTTTTTCGTGCCGAATCCACGTTTATCCCGCGAACGGTATTTGCGCTCACCTGAACAGCTCCGGCCGCGATGGTCGAAAAGGTGTTCGCATCAATAAGCATAGTGCTCTCTCCGCTCGGGCCGTATGCCGTCATAAAAAGAGCCACGCTGCCGTCGTCCGATATGCCACACGCAACAATATACGCGTCCGCGTCGAAGTAGGCCAGTGGCTTGAGTTCGCCGTCGGTGATGTAGCATCGCTTTCCATCGAAGCAGGCCGCGCGGTTCGCCTTGCTCGGTGCAAAGTTCAGTTCGGAGCTCGGCTTTCTATCTCTGCGGCTGCGCAATTCGCTCTGGATTTCTGCCGCGTTTTCGATTGTTGTCCCCCCCCCGAACAGTTGTTCGTGGGTGGGAGACACAGTTGTGTTACCCATAACTGTTGTCCTCCTGTCCTTGTGCTGGTGGTCGTGCTTTTATGATAGCACCTAAAAGGGACAATATCAACGGCTTTCGCGCCAGCGATTGCCAAATCGCTGAATATAATATATCCTCTACTCTTCTTTACTCTACTTTACTTTGTCGATTGTTTCGCCGGAAATACCCGGAAATGCTGTTTTCAGTGTATATCCGCGCGGATATGTGCTCAAAACGGTATTTCCGCTCCGGTTATCATGTTTTTCGTGGGGTTTTTGGACAATGGTGTGCGCTGCTCCTCGTGACCCTTTTATCAACTTTTTCCACCTAGTTTTCCACTTTTCGGGTCGTTCTGGCTTTTCCGCTCCGCTTTTCGCCGGTTATCCACGGAAATGATAGAAAACGTATCAAAAAGTGCTTTTCTGCTCCGAAAATGCTCGTTTTCGTTAATAACCGCGCCGGAAATGCTGTTTTAAGTGCGTTTCCGGGGAAGATATTGCAAAAAACGGCAATAAAAAAAGAGCCTCCCGGCCCTCTTGTGTGAGGAATACCGGGAGGCTCATGCTGTTATGGGGTAGCTGCTGGGGCGTCCTTAGTGAATCTGATTCTTGACGTTCTCGTAGGTCTTATCACCCTCGAGGGCGGCCTGCGTGAAGCTGTTGTTGTACCACCAGTTGATAAGGGCAGTGACGGTGGTGATGCCGGTGGTGACGAGCTGCTCCACGGTCGTGCTCTCGATGGGCAGCGGAGACTTGCCGAACGCGCTCAAAATCTGGTTTGCCAGAGCCAGCAGCAGAGCAGCAGTACGGGCGATGGTGGCGGCGGAAACTTTGTTATTGTACTTCATAATAGCGTTCTCCTCTCATTCGATGATGGATTTGATTCCGCAGCGGGAAACGACTTCCCGCTGGGCGTGTTTGACCTTAGATGCGTAGTCCAAGGCTGCGTGCATATCACCATTACAGTGCGCGTCAGGGATGCGCTGAACCGCCTTTGCGGTAGCCTCGCCGAGGGCGATGGCGGCGAGAGAAGTTTCATAGATGCAGATTTGCAGCTCCTCTCTGCTCTTTTCGCGCTGGGCCTCAATGTTTTCGCGCTTCTTGGCCTCTTCGGTCCGCTTTCTCTCGTGCTGCTCGATTTTGCGTTCAATCAGCCAGACAGCAAAGCCAAAGATTCCAGACGGCACTCCAACGGTGACAAGGATTTGCCATGTTTCCACTGGTATCACCTCCTCCCTTACAGATATTTGTCTGCGCCAGACAGGGCAGTCCAGCTCTTGGGGCCGCAAATGCCATCCGGGACGAGGCCGTGCTTGCGCTGGGCCGTCATCAGTGCCTTTGTGGTAGCCGGGCCGAAACTGCCGTCGTGCGGGATGCCGAGGAGCCGCTGCAGCATAACTGTAGCCGCGCGGTTAGCAGCTCCCTCGCAGCCCTGCTCGATGGTTGGCAGGACAAACTTGTTGTAGGTGGTGCTGGGATACACGCCGGGCTGTACGCAAAGCCATGTAGCCTTGCCTCCGCGCGTGTCGGTGTGGACAATGGCGGCCTTGTCGTGCCAGTAGATGCCGACCGCGCCAAAGCCCTGCGCGGCCGCGATGATGCCGAGGGCGACGGGGTTGACGCTCCGGTCCTTCGTGCGCCAGTCGGCCGCAATGCCGTAGAGGTGGCGGCTCGTCCGGCTGCCGCCGACTTTCGGGTCTGCGTTGTGCTTCATGCACCGGTAGCCTGACGTAACCTTGATGGCCTTGCCGAGCTTGGTGCGGATGGTCTGCATCTTCTGGACGAGCTCCGGGTCAATCATCTGCGCCGTGCATCCGCACGGGCAGGCGAACTCGTACCGCTCGAAATCCGTGGTAATTTTCGTGTGGTCGTTCGGCTTAAAGGTAATTACGCTCATTCTCACCGTCTCCTTTATCGGTCTGTTTGAGTACGGAAAATTCTGCGTGTACCACCGCGCGGGCTGCGCCGTAGCCCTCCGGCTCCCCGCAGTTCGTTTCGAGGGAGTATTCCTCCCACCGGTCGAGCAGCTTAACGGTGGCCGTCAAAAGCTGTTCGAGCCTCTCCTCGCGGTTCATTGGCGGCTCCTTTCAGCGGCTCTCGCCGCGCCGGAACAGTGTGTAGTGCGGATGCTCCTCCCCAAACAGCCAGTATCGCAGCCAGTCATCGAGGACAACGGCCGCGATAGACACGAAAATCCACAAAATGCTGAACGGGAGGCAAATCTGCCCTTTGTAGTTGAACGGCATACCGGAGTAGTCCCAAACGCCGAGGCCGAGCCAGACGTTGAGAATCATACCGGTAACGAGCTCCGCTCCTGTCACGATGGCCGAGCCGAGGACGCCCTGCCAAATGAGCGGGGTATCCCACTCAAGCAGGCCCTCATTCAGCTCACCGAGAATCAGGAAAAGGAATCCGCCGAGGACGAACATCGTCCAATGGCTATGTCCTCTGAAAAGCACCTCGAGTCCGAAGTATACAAGCCCTCCGAACACAAAGAGGATGGCAGTTTTACATACAGAGTTCCTTGCCATTTCGGTCCTCCTTAGGCGGAGAGCTTGTTGATGATGGCCGTAATCTGCGCCTGCGCCGCGCTGAGAATGTCCCCGACTTCCTTTTCGAGGTCCTCGGGAAGGGCGCATCCGTAATAGATGGAGCCGATAACATTCGGGTCGGTCTCGCGCTTCGCCCACTGGCGCAGCGCATTGCAGTAGGTCGTCTGTTTGGTGACAAAGCTCTTGTATTCGCTGTACAGAGTAATAATGTCTGCCGCGCTGTACATAACGCACTTGCCGCCATCCGGGTGGTAAGGGTATTCGGACGCGCCCAACGTAATGGCCGCAAACATCGAGTCGATGTTCGTCTGGTCGTTGGGCATCAGCGAAAAGTGCTGCGTACCGTCGGACAACTCCACGTCAATGCCAGCATAAATAAAGTTCTGGCAGGTTTCAGAAGCGTCGTCCGCCACCTTCTGTGCCAGAGTGGGAAGGTCGTTTTTCTTCCATTCAATAGCCATACTGTCCTCCTTACTGGAATGCGCCGGAGACGGCTTCGATGTAGCCGCCCTCGCCGGATTCGCCGCGCTCCACGCTGACGCGGAAGTTAAACGCCGCGCCGTTGGTGGCGGTCTTATTCTCAAAGACGATGTTCACGCCTTTTTTTACCTCGGTCGTGGCATCCTGCCAGACCGGGGAGCTGTCGAGTGCGTTGTTGGTCACTTCGGCTTTGAACTTCGCATCATCGGGGATGGAGCCGGTCACCTGAAGCACGGCAACGGTAATGTCGCCCTCAACGGCCAACGGTTCAGCCAGCGTCACGCTTGCGGCGTGGACGGCCTTGGTAAAGGTCGCGGACGTGCTGACGGTTTCCTTGCCGTCGCTCACATCAACCGTCAGGGTGTGGCGGCCGTTCAGGACGCGCTGGAACCCTGCGGCATCGGCGGCCTGCTCAAAGGTCAGGGCCGTGCCGCTGGCAACGCTGGTGCGGGTCTTGGTGGTCTTACCGTCCAGCTTTTCGGTGACGGTCAGGGTGTCGCCGTCGGCATCGGTGACGGTATACTTCCATGCAAAGGCCGTGTTCTTCTCGCCAAGAGCTGCGCCGTCCGTGCTGACGGTAGGTGCAGTGTTGACACTGACCGTGCCGTCGTCAGAGACCACGAGTGTAGAGGGAAGAATGAAAGCGGGGCGAACACCATAGGAGTCGCCGTACCAGAAGCTGAGGCTGGAGCCATCGGTGTAGACGTCCCAGACGCTGCCGTTATAGCTGGTGTACGGAGAGCGCAGCCACCAAATGGCAGCGCTGCTGCCGTTGTAGGCGACACGCTTGCTGTTGCCGCCAGAGCTGTTGCCAAAGTACGCCAGCCGAACACCATCCTTGGGGAAATAGCTGTTGTCGCTGGTCGTCCAGCCAACCTCATAACCAGACAGCAGGAATACTTTCGTGCTCAGGCCATTGGAGCCGGTGGCAAGGCTGCCGCCGGAACCAGTGCCGTTCTGGTACGGGATTTTCACCTGCTTAATAGCCGCCCGGATGTTGCTGTCGATGAGGTTGTAGAACGTTCCGTTCAGGTATGTGTGGATGCTGGAATCCTTGTAGGAGTTATTGTTGCCGAACGTGGACGTTGTGTAGATGTCCTTCATCAGCAGCCACGTTCCGGCGCAACTCGAATCATAGGTGCTGGTGTTCGGGTTGCCCTGCTGCACAACAATAAAATCTTTGGACGCGCCGTTGACTTTGATTTTGACAATGCTGCCAACGGCTTTCGTGCCCAGTTTTACGTTTGCCATTGTTACCTCCTTGTTTTCGTTCAGGCCCACGGCATGATCTCCGCGGGCCGCGTGTTCTGCGATACAGAGAGGGACAGGGCTTTGTGCTGCTTCTTGTAGATGCAGCGGCATTGCCTCGCCCGCCGTCTGTCACGCACGAGTTTGTTCGAGTTGATTTTTCGATGGATAGGGATTTTACAGTCAAGCAATTTTTCGAGCCGGTCAGCGTACTTGCGGCGTAAAGAGTAAGTATCACCATGGGCGGCATGGGCATCCCACGCATCAAAGCTCCGCAGGATTTCCTGCTTAGTCACTTCGCCTGCGGGGTATGCCGTCTCCCAATATCTGATCTTGTTCTTCATCCGCTTGGAGCTATCCCGGCGCAGCTTTTGGATGACCGCGCCGGTGTCGGTCAGGTAGCTATGGAATCCCAGAAAATCAATACCGTTCCGCAGCGGGAAAATGGCGGTTTTCTGGTTCAGCTCAAGGCCGTAACTGTCCATGAGCGCCCGAACATCCCGGAGAATGCACTGCAATTTCTTCTTGTCCGAACAGATGATGTAGAAATCATCCATGTATCGGCCATAGTATTTGATGCGGTACTTTTCTTTGATGATGTGGTCGAACTCGTCCAAAAACATGAGGGCGAAAAGCTGGCTCGTCTGGTAGCCCAGCGGCAAGCCGTCCTCCATCACGTCGATGTAGATGCAAAGCAGCTCATAGACACGCGGGTCAACGCCGCGCTTGTCCAGCACGGCTTTGAGCTTGCGTTTTAGCTTCCGGTGGTCGATGCTGGCGAAGAAATGCCGCACGTCGCCTTTCAGCACCCAGCCGTCCGCGCCGTGGCCCTCACGGCGGTAATAGTCCACCATGTGGGTTTTCAGGCGCATCAGGCCGTCGTCTGTGCCTTTGCCGGTCTGGCTTGCGTGGCTGTCCCGGATAAAGCTCTTTGTCAGAGCATCATACAGGATGTTATCGACCAGCGCGTGCAGCACCACCTTGTCCACAAATGCGGGGGCGTGTACCATGCGGCGCTTCGGCTCATAGACGGCAAAGACCTCAAACTTGCTCGGCACATAGCATATCTGCTGCCGGATGTCGCCGCCCGGCTGGCGTACATCACGCACAGCCAGCTTGCGGGACAGCTTTTCCGTGCAGGCCAGCGCCTGCGCCTCGTACTCGATTGTTTTGCTTTTACTGCGCTTTCCCTTCCGGGCTTCAAGGTAGGCTTTGTAAAGCACCTCAAAGCTGCACAGTTCTTCGTATGTCAAAATGACCCTCCGCTGGTTCGCGTTACGGTAGTGGGCTGCATCCGGCAGGGATGGCCCACCTCAGCGGGATGTATTTATCACTTGCCTGCATCGGCAAGCGACAGGATGCGGTTTCCTTTGATGGGCGCACTGCTTTCAGCTTATGCCTACTCGTCACACGGTTCCATCAGAGCGGGGCGAACACCATAGGAGTTGTTGTACCAGTTGTTGTTGTTGGAGCCATCGGTGTTGACGTTCCAGACGTTGTTGTTATTGTTGGTGTTCGGAGAGCGCAGCCACCAAATGGCAGCGTCAGACAAACAAACCGCACCCTTTATGCAAAGCGGTTGCCCGCTGTGCGTTTACGGTTCCGGGTAAAGGACAGCTTTCAGGGCGGCAGCCTGTTCGGCCAGCCGTTTCCGTTCCGCTTCTGCCCGGAGTTTTTCGGCACGTCCGCGTTCCGACGTGAGCCACTTCATCGCCGGGTATTTTACGTCCGTGACCTTCTTTGTCCAGATACCGGCTTTCTTCGCACTGATGATACCTTCCTCCGTGCAGATGGTCAGGTATTCCAGCAGCAGAGAGCAGCCGTCCACAACTGCGCCGATCTTCTCAACGCGCTTGTCGTAGTCGGTCTGGAAATTGACGTTGTTCGCCGCGTGTGCATCCAGCAGGATTTGCCGGGCAGTCAGCCGGATGCCCTCACCGTACAGACGGAAAGTGCTTTTGGAAAAGCCCTCCCTGTCCCGTGTGTCGAGTGCATGGACGGCAGTGCCGCACACCTTCTGGATGTCGCGCACATCTTCGAGCGCCGCGACTTTCTGGATGATCTTCCGGGCATCGCTCCGGCTGATGTCGTCGGTGACAATGCGGGTTGCCCTCTGGGTGTACCGCAGCAGCTCCCGCGCATTCGCGCCGACCTTGAACGTTTCAGCCATCAGAACTCCACCCTCGCCTGTTCTGCGTTCCACACGCCGGTGACGGTCAGGCCGTCAAGGCTGCTGAACGTGGCGGAAAAAGGATTTTTCGTCACGTTTGTGCCGAACTTCAGCTCAATGGCCTTGATGCTGGCGTTCATAGCTGCCACACTGGCACGGATGTCGCTGTGGGTGTTCTCCGCACCGTTGTGGTTGTCAACGGCCGCGCTGATGCGCTGGTCGGTTTCAGCCTTGGTGTATGCGTCCACCGCCGGACGCTGCGATTCGGTCAAATGGCCGTCAGCATCCAGCGTGGCAATGCCGCCCGGCACGCCGATCTGGTTAGTGCGGACAACATCTTCATCCGGCGCCTTGCCGGGGCCTGCGTTAAAAGAACCGTATGCCATTTAGGTTCCCCCTTCCTGTGCATCCGT